TATATCAGAGGACGGAAAGTTTGCAGGTTTTGGACATACAGCCACTAAGCCAATGGTAGGAACTGAGCGGAGCGGTGCTGGAGACCTCTACAACCCAGTCACTGTTACGCACTATAACAGCTCTGATGTCCCTATCCGCAGGGTATATCTCGGGTGGGTTGAAAAGTTTAGCGGTGTCATTACTGATGTGCATTGCTACAGTCTTGGTAGTAGTGTGACATTGCCGGTCTATGGTGGGGATTTAGTGGACAAGAATATGAACGTTTTTGAGGATCTGCCGTTTGTGCTCAGCAAGAACGCTAGCGCAGAGGCGCAGATAGTTGCAGAAGGGCACTGGGGAAGTGTGGGATGGCTATTTAGTACAGACGGAGGGGTTGGGGTAAGAGCCTATATTCTCGCATACGCCGTGCTCGTGTACGCGGGGGAAGATTTATTAACAGCACCAAACCGAGTACGCGTAACAGTGGATAGGGGGTATTAACATGCCGATATACGCAAAAGCAGGTGAAAGTCTGCAATATGTAATGACAGAGTCTCAGGCTCGGAGAATGCCAGATTTGATTCTTATGGCTACAGAACGCCCAACAAGCGCACATATCGCAACGGAGAAAGGTGTATGGGTTGAAGCACCTCTGTCGCCAGACTATCCTATTGGTGCTGTCGACCAGTTCGTTGACAAGTGTGGTGCTAACGAGGTTACATGGGCGTTGCTCAAAAGAATAGGTATTCAATAAACACAAACAAACAAACAACAACACGAGGCCCTGGTGTTACTGTAGACACTGGGGCCTCATCTTTTGGAGGTTTCGATGGCTTATAGTGACGCAAACGCCGCATATAAAGCTGTCTGCGAAACGCGCTCAGTCCATACGCTAATAACTAGAGGTGCTTGATGGGCAATGATCATATCTGCACTGCTGGTGATCGCTTCGACCGCATCGAATCTTGGCTGGAAAAGATGGCGGCTCAGATGGAGAAAGTCACAGAGCTACTGGTTGAAACACGCCTTAACCGTAAAACCCTGGATGACCACGAGTCACGCCTCAGAACACTGGAGAAACTAGTCACGAAAAACTCAATGATGTCGAAGTGGGCAGAACGGCTGGTGTGGGCTTTAGCAGCCGCTGCCATATACATGCTCAGAACAAATGGAGGATAACCTATGCCTAAAGCATCACAAAACAGCCTCGCTGATCTACACGGTCTTCTGGCCCAGGTCATGGCTGAGAAACTCCACTCCGGTGAAGCTACGGCCAGCGATCTGAACGTCATACGCGCCTTCCTGAAAGATAACGGCGTTGACACAGACCCTCAGACTGACAACAACATCCAATCCATCGTCGATCAACTCCCTGAGTACGACATAGACTCCCGCTACGTATCGTAGCCTACACTCCCTCCAAGAACATCCTATTTCGCACATAAACGTCCCTCTGGCGTGTTTTTCCATCTTTTATGACTAATCATATCCAAAAGTGGATTTAAAGCCGTCAGAGGGCAAATATGAGCGAAATACGGCATCAATAAGGAAACCTCCAATGCGCATTGAACCCCTACCGGAAAAACTCCTCGATTTCCGCGTCTTCCTCACAATGGCATGGCGGCACCTCAGACTACCTGACCCAACCCCGGTACAACTGGACATCGCCTACTGGCTACAGCATGGCCCCCGAAGAAAAGTCATTGAGGCGTTCCGTGGTGTCGGTAAGTCGTGGATTACGTCGGCCTACGTCGTCTGGAAGGGGCGAACAGACCCTAACCGGAAGTTCCTGGTGGTGTCTGCATCAAAGGAACGTGCAGACAACTTCACTACATTCACCATGCGTCTCATATCCGAGATGCCTGTCCTTCAGTGCCTTATCCCCAGGCGAGATCAGCGAAACTCTAAGGTGTCTTTCGACTTTGGCCCGTCGCGCCCAGACCATGCTCCCTCAGTGAAATCTGTCGGCATCTTCGGACAGCTTGCAGGCTCCCGTGCAGACGAGATCATCGCCGACGACATCGAGGTACCGAACAACTCCATGACACAGCTTATGCGTGACAAGCTCTCAGAGGCTGTTAAGGAGTTCGACGCTATCCTCAAGCCTGACGGCAGGATCACCTACCTCGGCACCCCACAGACTGAACAGTCCCTCTACAACGTGTTGCCAGAACGCGGATACGTGACACGTATCTGGCCTGCTCGATTCCCGAAGTCACAACTCCAGGATGTCTATGGTGAGCGTCTCGCTCCCATGATCCGCATCCCACTTGACGAAGGTAATGTCCAGGAAGGACAGCCCACCGACCCTCAACGCTTCAACGAGACCGACCTTATGGAGCGTGAAGCATCCTATGGTCGCTCTGGTTTTGCCCTCCAGTTTATGCTCGATACCCGCCTTGCTGACGCTGACAGATACCCGCTTAAACTCTCCGATCTCATCGTCATGGACCTGTCTTCCCACGAAGCCCCTGAGAAGGTTGTGTGGGGGAGGGGACAGGAGAACGTCATCGAGGGCCTCGTGTGCGTCGGCCTTAACGGGGACCGCTATTACCAGCCCATGTGGAAGTCCGACAACTGGATTGAGTATAAAGGCTCCGTCATGGCTGTTGACCCTGCTGGACGAGGTAAGGACGAGACCGCCTATGCCGTCGTCAAGATGCTCAACGGGCAGCTTTTCGTGACTGCTGCCGGTGGTCTTCAGGGCGGCTATAGCGACGACGTGCTGAACAAACTCGCTGAGATAGCCAGAGAGCAGAAGGTAAACCGGATGATCATAGAAGCGAACTTCGGTGACGGCATGTTCACTCAACTCCTCAAGCCGTACCTCGCCCGTATTTACCCTGTCACAACCGAAGAGGTGCGCCACAACATCCAGAAGGAGAAGCGCATCATCGACTGCCTGGAACCTGTCATGAACCAGCACAGGCTGATCGTGGACCGTAAGATCATCGAGCAGGATTACAAATCCACCATCCATCTCCCGCCTGAACAGGCCATGCGCTACCAACTGTTCTACCAGATGAGCCGCATCACAAGAGACCGTGGTGCCCTCACTCAGGATGACCGTCTGGACGCTCTCGCCATCGCAGTGAACTACTGGACAGAGAGGATGGCACAGGACGTCGATAAAGCCGTTAAGAGCCGCAAGGACGACCTTCTGGATAAAGAGCTTGCCGTCTTCCTCGGACACGCCAAGGGAGACATGCTCGACCTCGCCTGTATCGCTGGCGTCTCTGGGATAGACTCAGGAGCCCTCACAGGTAGAGGCTCATGGATTGACCTGGATTTCTAAACAATAACAAAAGGAGTTTACAATGTCTGACGCCTACACTCCCCTCACTACCCTGACCATCACAAAACAAGGAGCGACTGCCACCCTCCAGCTTGTCCGTAAGAAAGACGGCTCTGTAGAATTCACCGATGCAAACGGAAATAAGGTGATCGCTCATGGTAACGATGAAATGTCGAGGCTTTTCAAAACCTTAGACTCCCTCACGTAGACTGAGACCTCCTGATTAAGACCAGTGAAATTAATGAAGAATTAACTGAAAACAGTCTCTCTAAAACTTCATTATTTCAGTGTCTTAGAATTAGGACGCACTGTATAGGGAGAGGGGAAAGAGGGTCTATAGATATACTATAGGTAACTATAGGTACCTATAGGTATAAGATAGATGTAAGATAGGGTACGATAGGTTATGATAGTCTATGATAGGTTATGATAGTGTTATCGCTCCCTGTCTTTCTCCTCTCATCCTCATTCATCTCCTTATGCATTCCCTTTCAATCTACGTTTCGTTTCGTTCTCCTTAGTTTCCTCCTTTGGGTTGCCCTGGGAGGTCTCTGGTGTCTCTGCTGGCACTGGAGGTCTCCCAGGGGTTTCCTGTCTGTAGGTGATCCTGTGGGTGTCCGTTGGGTGTCATTAGGCCGTATTTCGCTCATATTTCGATTCTGAGGCACGTTTTTATGAATTGGGTGTCTTAGGTCGTCTTAGGTGTGTTTCGGGAAACTGGAGGCGAATTTGAGGAAAACTGAGAGGGGTGCGGATGTTTTGATTGAAAAATTTGAGACGCTTTACGATATACCGAAACGCGGCGTTCCCCCCATAGGGTATTTCAACCTTCATATAGCAGATTCAATCGGTAAACCATATACAAGGTTATGATACCCTCTTACTAATTGGGACAGGCCATTGGTACACCATTAGATAAGCCATTGGATTCATTTGGAACGCAATAGATAATGAATCCCATTGAACTATTAAACACGTCTTTCACCTTTATTTTTTCGATATATGAACGATTGCTCATATAAACATATAAGCATATCAACATATCTTGATATATTGATGTACGCCATATATCCTGTGTGCATTATGGCTTTTTCGTTCACCTATCGTTCACCTATCGTTCACCTATCGAACACCAATAGCAACCCAATATCAACCCAAACGATATAAAAAATATTTTTTGTCACGTTTTCCTTTTCATACGTATATACGTATAGAAGCGGCAAACACATACTTATTTTTTTCGTTCATAACCAATTGAAAACACTAGCATTCATTAAAAATTTTCAAAAAGTACCAAAAAAAAAACTTCTGCGATGGCTTGACATACTTGGCAAGCTTGGATACTTTTCACTCAACGACGACGGGGAAGGCCACAAGGCCAGACACAAGGCCGCCCGCAGGTTCTTTGAAAATCAAATAGCGCACTAAACAAGATTAAACGAGTAGTCCCATAGAAGCGGGGAACACTAAATCAAATATCGTTCCTCGCTTTTATTGGAGCTAATCGAATCCAATAGTGGATATAATAGAAAATCAAAAAAGGGGAAAGAAAATGACCAGTTTTGATAGTCTTACAAAGGCGGAATTACGTTGCAAGCTCCGCGCTTACTTCGGACCTCGAAACTACCGTATTAGTAGCGAAGGTGCAGTTTACGGGCATGAAAGCGGGCAAGGTTGGTACTACCTCGGGCGTCTTGAGTTCGTTGAAAATGAAATAACACGTGAACGCGGCAGCGTGTGGCGTGTCAGGTAAATAAGGGAATAAGGCCATGAAAGCAAACGACATTAAAACGGTCAAACACGGTAACTTCCTCATGCTGCAATACAATGGAAACACGTTACAAGGCGTCTGGAAGCGTTCCCGCAAAGGGCGGACGCTTTACGAAAGTGACACCTTTGGCCGTTGGTATACGTCCATGAGGGAAGCAAAGGAACACACGGCAGCGGCCTTTTCTGACCTGATAGCAACGCTTGACGGTCTGCACCAATAAACATGGTCTGCCGTTGACAAGCCGTGAGCCTACGCGGTTCGCGGCTTGAATTAGGGCTTATCATATCCAGCCTTGCCAATAAAAAACAAAAAAGGGGAATGAAAATGATTCGAATTTCAAAGGTTTCAAAGCTTGACGGTATTAAGTCGTGGTCACTTCCCGCTCGTGAAACATGCCCAGGCTCATTTATCAATGGAGAGCTTTGTCCAGTATGTAAAGGCTGTTAGGCGGCGTCCGGTAACTACCGCTTCCCAAACGTAAAAGCTCCGCGTGAAGAAAATAAGCAGGATTGGAAACGCGATGCATGGGTTGATGATATGGTAAAGGCCCTTGATAAAGCTGAATATTTCCGTTGGTTCGATAGCGGCGACGTATATTGCCGTGAGCTTGCCGTAAAGATAAAGGAAGTGATTAAACGGACGCCTCATGTGAAACATTGGTTGCCGACTAAATCATACCGCGTTGCCGCTATCCGTCCCATACTGGATGAAATTAAAGCCCTGCCGAACGCTTGTGTCAGATACTCCGCTCTTGGCATTGACGGCAGTTATGAAAGTGGGCTGCATGGTTCGACCGTTGTCCCCACATATGACACCGAGGTTCCATCCGAAGTGCACATATGCGGAGCCTATGAGCGCAACGGTAAATGCGCAGGATGTCGCGCATGTTGGGACAAAGGCGTGAATGTTGTCGCCTACGTAGCACATGGGCGGTCTATGGCAAAGGTAATTAAAGACAATTGCGCCTAGTCACATCCACGCTTGCCAATAATATCAGTTATGCCAAGTAAACGGGCGGGGACGTGTAAAGCGTCCCTGCCGTAAACCTAAGGAGAAGCGCCATGTT